GTCACGGTGGCCGATGAGCCGGTAGATGTGCCGCTCGACATCGCGCCGCTGCTCCGCCAGGATCCTCCGAAGTGGCGTAAGGGCTACTGGTGAAGCCTCGCGCGAAAGCCTACGCGGGTCCGGACCTATTCGAATCCTATGTTCCGACCCCGCGTCAGGCGCTCTTCCATCGGATCCCGCGCTGGCCAGGCTTCGACAAGGTCATCAAGGGCGCGATCGGCGGCCTAGGCGGCGGGAAGTCGTTCGCCTGCCAGCAGGAGCTTCTCGAGATCGCGATGAAGACGCCCGACGGAAAGAGCGTGGCGATGCGCGAATCGCTCCCGAAGGCCGAGGGAACGCTCGTCGATGAGATCCAGAAGATCGGCGGCCCTCTGCTACAGTGGTCTTCAACGAAGCTGTCCCACTTCCTACCGAACGGCCATCAGCTACTCTACCTACCTGCCGATAAGTGGGACAGGCTTGGCTCCGAGCAGTTTGTCGCGGGCTACATGCAGGAGACCCAGGAGATCGACTATCGCATCTGGTCGGTCCTATCGGAGCGGCTTCGTCACCCGAAGGGCGTCATAGACGGGATTCCGTACTACCGCCTGCTCTTCGATTCGCGTCCGGTCGAGACGCGGCACTGGATCAAGGAAAAATTCATTGACGTGGCCTGGAACGTGGACGACGGCCCGAAGATGCGGCCGCACGCGAAGAAGCCGTTTTACGTCTACGTCAAGTTCCAATCGTTCGACAACGAAGCGCATCTGCGGGAGAACTACATCTCGGAGCTTCTGGAGGAGCACAAGGACGAGCCCGGCTGGATTCAGATGATGGTCTACGGAGATGTCGGCTATTCGCTCGAGGGCGTTCCTGTCTACGGTGAAACCTACCGACCGGAGGTTCACGATGCGCAGATTCAGGAAGACCCCCGACTCCCGATTCTCCGTACTTGGGACTTTGGGTTTCGATCTCCGGCCATTCTTTGGTGCCAGTGGACCCGCGATGGACGGCTTCTCGTACTTCGAGAGTTTTGCCCTAAGAGGATTGAGCGCGACCGTTTTGTTGACGAAGTGCTTGCCATCCAGCAGACCGAGTTTCCCGATCGAGATCCGTCCCAGTACCGGGACTTCGGCGACATCGCGGGTGCGCAAATCACCTGGGCGGGCATAACCGACATCGAGTACATCGAGAGCCGTCTCGGCACCGTCTTCGAAGGGCTCGTCAAGGAGTCGATCGAGGATGGGATCGAGTGCGTGCGCTTCCTCATGCGCAAGCCGGCGCCCTACGGCCGCGAGTTCCGAACCTGCCTCATGATCGACACGAGCTGCGTGATGCTCCGCGAGGCTCTCCGGGCCATGTACGCCTATCCGGAGAAGGGCACGCACAAGCCCCCGGCGAAGGGAAACGGTTACGACGATGTCTGCGATGCGTTAAGATTCCTTGCGCAGGCACTCGTATCGGCAGGACAGGGGGAGATACCAGGTCTTGAACGCTGGGGAACGAGACCCGAGGACGACGACGAGCCCTACGCCGTCTACGGGATCACACGTCGAGGAAAAAAGCGATGAGTCGATCTTCTCGCCGCGATCGACAGTTCCCGCTCCGGTTCCTCCCGAGTGCCGCAATCATCCTGACCGGCCATCCATCGGCGCGCGATTCCTCTCCTACGTCGGTTCGAGCGGAGTCGGCAAGCACGCCTGGGTCGCCGAGTTCCTGTGCGATGAGTGCCGCAAGGGCGAGTTCCTCCCGCTCATGTCCGCGAACCTGAATCAGTGGAAGATGATTCACAAGAGCGAGCCCGGCGTCTACGGCGTGCGCAAGCTGACCGAGGCTGAGCAGAACGAGAAGGCCGTGCGCTACCACAAGCGGATGCGCGGAATCACGGTTCGATGAGCGTCATTCTCAACCTGCCGTCGGCCGCCTCGGACGTTCACGATCCAGGTCCCGAGGCCAAGCCCGAGTACGGACTCGGCGCGAATTTCTTCTACACCGGAAACAAGAAGACGATCACGCCCGACGTGCTCGTCGGGATGTTCCAAACTCACTTCGACTACGCGAACTCGTACCGCCTACGGTTTCTTCCCGACATCCTTGACTCGTACATGCAGTACAACGCTGAGACCCAGGCATCCGGCAAGGAACCCTGGCAGGCGGACATTCACATTCCGCTTCCAGCCCAGAGCGTGGACATCGCGGCGGGCCGGATTACCGAGGCGTTGTTCGGGGACGAGGACTGGTTCGAGGTTGACCCGAATCGAAATAAGGACACGCTGCTCACCGAATTCGCGCAGAAGGCCGTCAAGTGGCAGTTCTCCAAGTCGCGCGGCATTTTCGACGCCAAGGCTTCCATCAAGGACGCACTGATCTGCGGATTTGGGCCGCTGAAGATCCACTTCGAACAGGTCCTTGAGCCCTACACCGATACGGAATGGGTCCCCGGCCGGGTTGCTATGCCAGGCGAGGTGATACCACGGACCGGGTCCTGGCAGTTCAAGGACGCTGAACGCATCGTTAAGCGAATGCGTTTCGAGTCCATCGTGCCGACGGACATATGGCTCGATCCAACTGGTAAGAATCGGTGGCTCATCCAGCGGTCCACGCGCGGAGTCTCGGATCTCTGGCCTCTCACCGAGGATCTCGTAGATCCGGACACTGGCTCCGTCATTCGCAAAGCGGTCTACACGAAGCGATACGTCGCGCGCGTTTCGCCCGGTATGCGCGATCCCCAGCGAGACATCGACGCCCAGCGGATCCGCCGCGACACGGCTACGCCCTACGGCGTCACCTACGATCAGAACGTCGATGTCTACGAATTCTGGGGAGACTTCACAGACCCGAACACGGGGGTCGTGCTTTTCAAGAACTGCGTCATCACGTTCGTGGACAAGCGCATCTGCATCCGGCCCCCGCAGCGGAATCCGTTCCGTCATGGAAAGCCTCCCTTCATCATCTTCCAGTCGAAGATGCTGCCGCACCAAGTCTACGGGTACGGCCTGCTGCACCAGAACAGACGAATCCTCTACCAGATGAACCAGCACTGCAACGTGCTTCTCGACAAGGCGATGTTGCAGGTGCCCACACTCGAGTACGACCAATCCGCCTCGAAGGATCCGGCGGTGCAGGCCGGCTCGCGGCCGAAGTTCTCGCCGGGCAAGATGTGGCCGCGCAAGCCCGGCCCGGACAAGCAGATTTTCTATCCCGTCCAGGGCTTCCAGCCTATCGTCCCGATGGACATGGTCATCATCGACCGTCTGACCCAGTGGTATCAGATGGCGTCGATCGTGCCGGAGTTCGAGACCGGGACCGCGATGTCCACGAATCGAAAGACCAAGGGCGAGATCGAGATGCGGATGCAGGCCGCGCAGCAGAACTTCAACGACGCGGCGGTCCACATTCAAGAGCAGGGCATGGGGCCGCTGTGCCGCATGGTCTACATGCTGATGCTCCAGTTCGAGGATCAATACGACGACGACGATCTGACGCGGATGTTCGGGGACGATCAGTACGCGATCCAGTTCATCACGAACCTGAAGAGCATGTCGCCGGCCGAACGCTGGAAAGAGTGCTACCTGGATTCCGAGTTCAAGGCGATAGGAATTACGAACGAGCAGACGCGGAACCGCCGCCTATCGCAGACCTCCCAGTTCGTCTCGGCCCTATCGGCGGATCCGCTGCTCGGCATGTTCATCGACAAGCGCGAGCAGCTCCGCGCGATGCTGCCGCTCTTCCAGCAACCCAAGCGGATGATCTTGGACAACGCGGACGCGCTCTTACAGATGGCGCAGATGGCGATGATCCAGGGACAGTTCGGGCAGGTCATGGGGCAGATGGGTGGAGGCGGTCAGCCGCCGGGCCAGGCTGGCGCCCCCGCAGGCCCCGGCGCTCCGCCGCAGTTGAATGCGGGCGTGCCGCCGAAGCCCGCTCAGGGGCAGAACGAGCACAATACGACGGCCGCCGTCTCCGCGCAGGCCGGCCGCAAGCCATGAGCTTCGATCTTCGCGGCACGATGTCCGAGGAGCGTCAGGCCGAAGTCGCGCACGCGCTCGGCATGGACGCCATTCCTATCCCGGCCTATGACGATCTTCCCGAGGCCCACGACGGTGCCGTAGCCCAACAGAAGTTCAACCACATGAAAGCCATGCAGCTCGTCGATGTTCTCGCGAGCCATGTCTTCATGGGCCAGTTCATGCCCAGCTCGATCCCGATAGACCAGGCGATGAACGCGCGCGACTTCAAGCGGGGCTGGTCTCAGGCGGTTTGCATCGACACGTCGCTGCCTATCCCGGTCAACGAGAAGATCACGGCAGCCACCGGGATCACGGCAATCCCGTGCGAGCGTAACTGGTACGGCTGGCTCGCCCAGAACGTGGAATGGGCCTTCAAGGAGTCGGGTGCTCGCGCCATGTCGCCCGTTCTGATCGTCAGATCGCGGGGGGAGAGACGTTTCGGGCAGTGGTTGTCAAGACCCATGATTTCAGCGCACTACAAGCTGGATCGCACGCCTAGAGACGGAATGCGCGAGGAGGACATGATGGCCTCTGTTGGCCTTCTTCACAGCCAACAGGTGCGCCAGGACAACCGCGTTTTGCCGATAGGTTTGGATAGCCGCGTCGTCGAAGAAGATAAGCACGACGCGCTATAGGTGTACAATTCCGACCAGCAAAGGGGAATGAAATGAAGGCTCTCACGGCACACGGGGACTCCAACGCCGCTCGTCCGGCGAGCCACTCCGACGAGGACGGCAGCGACGCCGATCGCGGATACGTCCGTCACGCCTATCCGAGCGAAGGTCCCGCCGAGAAGAACAGCGACATCGGCCACATCGAGAAGTCCCAGGCGTCACTCGGCAACGAGGGAACGTCGCGCGAGTCGTACAAGATCCAGGCCGACGAGCCCAACGCCATGACGGCGGAGACCGGCACCGGAAACTGATGGGCAAGCTGTCCGAGAGCAAGCCGAGTCACGAAGGCAGCGACATGGAGCGCGGCTACGTGGCGGAGTCTTCGGACAAGAAGTTCCCGGCGACGAACATGGGCGCCGATCGCATCTCTCCGGAGAAGGTCGAGAAGGCGCAGAGCGGCATCTACGATTCGTACACGAGCAAGGTGGCCCCTGGTTCCAATCGCTCCAAGGAAGAGAAGGGCTCGATTTGAAGCTCACGGTCGATATCGGCGACGAGCTGTCCTGGCTTCGCGAGGAGCTGGAGACAGCGATGGAGCGCGCACTTTCGGAAGTCGTCTCCGGCGGCCGTCCCGAGTACGCCGCCGGCTTCTACTCCGCTGTGCAGACGTTGGCCGATTCGCTCGAGGGCCGCTACGCGGCGTTCATCGCGGAAGAGCGTGAGCGCTGGCGTAACAAGACGGCCGCCGCGAAGAAGCAGTAAATGCCCGAAGTCAAGAACGACCTAGCCCCCAAGGGCGTCTCAGAAGCGGAAGTCAAGGTCCGCGAGGAACTCGCCGCCGAACGCGCGGCGCGAGTACAAACCGAGCGGATTCTCGCAGCGCGGGGGTCGGCACCGCCGCCCCCGAAGCCTACCGAGCCCGATTTCCTCGGGAAGTTCAAGGAAGACGCAGCTCTCCCAGACGGACAGGCCGACTCTCTCGCCCGTGGTATCGCGCAGCGAGCACGCGGGGTTGTTGCCGAGATGGTGGGTCCCGAACTCGGGAAGGTTCGCCAGGAACTCGAGGCGGCCCGGTACGAGGCGAGGATCGAATCCTTCCGCGAGCGGCACCCGGAGCTGGACGACGACAAGTTCGCCGCCGCGATAGGCGCCGCCAACCGCGAGATGCAAGCCAAGGGCATTCGCCTACAGGCGGCCGACCACATGCGGCTCGTCGAGGAGAAGGCCCGCCTCCTTTTCCCCGCCAAGGAGTCCGAGAAGAAAGTCACCGCCGAGACGCCGCCCTTCGTCGAGGGTGCCTCCAACGCCAACCGGGCGGAAGTGCCCGGAGGGGCCGCGAAGATGTCCGAAGACGGCAAGCCCGAGGAGGGCGAGGCGCATCCCCTGGCCGAGTTCTACTTCGGCGAGGGTTCCGATGTTCCCGTCTTCAATCATGACAAGAACCTAAACGGGCATCTGAAGGACATGGTCGAGGATCATGTCCAGAAGAAGAACGATTTCCTGATGGGCAAGGGCGTGAAGTCGTTCATGCCCAAGGTTGCGGGTCCCATGTACAAGCGTCTCAAGGACAAAGCCAAGGCGGCCAAGGCCGCGTCGGCGGGAAGATAGGGGGAAGCGGGCCATGATGGTGTGGGCGGTCGCGCAGTTTGGCGGTCTTTCCGCAGCCGCGAGTCTGGATTCCGAGCTACGGCAGCGGGCCACGGCAACCACGTTCTTCGAACAGATGACTTGCTCGGTATCGAGCTACGGCAAGCATCGCTCGGATCGCATCCTGCTCGACAAGCTCGGTCGCCTCATCACGCCGATGAGCACCTCGGGTATCGGCGAGACGGACGACATCCCGGCGACGGTCTACCCCTACGTCCAGACCTCGGTGATCGCGACGGAATACGCCAACTCCGTCGAGTTCACGGAGAAGCTCGACACATTCGGGCAGTGGTCGATGGGAACCCAAGTCGGCATGGTCCTTCGCCAGGACCAGATCGAGGGTCTGGACAGGGTCGCCTACGCGGCCTATCAGCTCGGCAAGGTCATCTACACGCCGGTCACGGCCTCGGCCGGCGTCTTCTCGACGACGGGCACGCCGGGCGCAGTGGCCGGCTCGCTGATGACGGTCAACCACGCGCGCGACATCTCGGACTACCTCCGCCAGAACAAGGTCCCCGCCCTGGTCAACGGGGACTACTTCTCGATCGGAGGCATCGAGTTCGTCCGTGGCATCAAGGACTCGACGGAGTTCATCGAGGTTTCGAAGTACGCGACACCCGAGAAGCTCTTCGACTCGGAAGTCGGCAAGTACGCCTCGATCCGGTTCGTCGAAGAGAACAACATCTTCACGTCGCCGGTCGGCACGAACACGGTCGGCCTCCAGGGCGGCGTGGTGTTCGGCTCCGACAACGTCGTCGAGGCGGTCGCGGTGGCGCCGCAGCTCCGCTACAAGATCCCCGGCGGTTACGGGCGCGACCGTGGACTCGCCCACTACGCCAACCTCGGCTACGCTCTGGTCTGGTCGTACTCGACCGACTCGGGCGAGGAGCACGAAGTCCAGGTCTCGAGCCTCTAAGGCCGAGTAAAGGGGGAAGACTCCGATGGGTCTGACGCAGAGAATCGCAAACGGGTACGAGCGGACTTCGTACTTCACGGGCCTGACGACTTCCGCCGCGAACGAAACCGCGAAGTGGATCGAAGCAAGCGGCATCTCAGGGCCGCTGCTCCAGGCGAAATTCCTGACCCAATACTGCTCGGTGGCCGAGACGTGGGTCCCGGTCGGGGTCCTCTGGATTCCGACGACGGGTATCACGACCACGGCGCCGACGCT